CGGATACTTACCCTGCCGGACGCTGCAGTATACCCAAAAATGATGGTTTACCGCTCGTCCTTATGTGCCTCCTTACGGACACATTCGGCAGGTTCCTCACTACTAACATTCACCTTAAAACTGAATTCGACGATCGCGTACGCGCTCGACAAATATCAGGAAAATTCCAGTAAAAGAGTAGAGCGCGCCATTTCTGACACGACCGCCAGGTAACCTAGTTTAACTAGGCGCCTACACCCCGGTAATAGGGCAATTAGAGGTAGCCATGGTGTAATACCACTCCTCATATGGTTGTGTGCATGCCATAGGCATACAGGGACAGTTTAGCTCGTTCCAGCAGCGAACCCTTGATAGTACATAGAGGGTGCGTTGATGAACCACGAAAGGTTAAAGTCTTCCGCAGCGGCAACATACGAGCGTAAGATGCCATTGTTTATAGCTCCGACGTTATGGAGCTGGGCTTCTACTTTGTGAACTTGAGTTTGGTCCACTGAACTATCTGGTCCTGTATGGAACCTGTAGTTCGAATAGAAGGGCAACTCAACTTCTGCAGTGGGGTTTTGCTGAGAAGGAGTTATGTAGCTTCCTCCGAACTCATTTGTGGCATTCGCCATCAAATCTTGAGCTTGGAGTTGTGATGAAGCTGGCGTAGGATTTAAACGTGCTATCCTAGTGCCTGCGAGCACAGACCCAAAGTGATATGGGGTCCGAGCTACGCGGAGTTCGCGTACCAAATCGGTGTTAGTTGGGGAAGTTATCATGTACTTCCAGCGAACGCCCCCTCGCCTTGCAACAAATCCTTTAGCAAGATAGGTCATTAGACTATTTCTAGCGACTGTAAAGTCAAAAGAGTCTTCGAAACCTTCCTCTGGATTGTTATATGGTCCATACGGATTTACACCGTAGGCAAGAGGGTACATGGGTGTGGTGAAACGAAACAAGAAATTCTGATCGTCTTCAGCCGTGGGAGCCCTAGCAGGTAAAGGAACATCTTCATAGAAGGTATACCTCTTCATCATCTTACGAAAAGACGAAAAGGTTTCTCCAAAATGCACCATAGACATCGCACTAAAATCGCTCATCGTACCTATTGGTTCAAGAGCTAGGATGTCTCCTGTATCGGCTTTCTGGGCCACCGTAGAAGCTCCAGCAAGTCCCGAGTTAGCATCCAATACTTCTCCAGCATTAGGAGTAAGATTAGTTACTTCTCGAGTGTAGGCTGATTGTAGATTGCCGAAGGCCTCCCCAGGCCCTGCGACTTCGAAATCATCACACGCGGAGATAAACCATGCCACTTCGATATTATTTGATAGTGTGTCTGTTTGTAACGGAGAGACAAGGTTATTAAGTACTTCAATGGTTATTTGACCATTGCAGGTGGCTATATTCCTGTTAAGTACTGTTGCATTTCTAACTGGTAAAGAACACTCAGCTGGAGTGTAATCAGTTAACATGCCTGGTTCAGTAGCCGTTGGTTGGTCCGTGAATCGGTAAGGTTGAGCTTGCATCCAATTGACATCAAGAGTAAAGTCTCTATTCTGTCCAATATCTACAATTCTAGTATACACAGCATTGGATGCTGCATCCTCACCACTATCGCTGTTGGGATCGTATGTAATTCTCAATCTACCACGATGGAATGCTGAACATTGCACCATAAAGCGATAACGTAGACCACCTCTCCAGTATGTAAATGGAAGAGAGGCATAAGCCAAGGCGGTTAATCCTAGCTCAGTATTGTCAAGATTTAAGTAATTATAGTTATGCTTAGGCATGACAGTTGGAGTAACATTAATCTTGGCTAAAACTGTGCCAGGAGAGGAAGTCCCATTCCAAGCAAAAGTATCCACGAAGGATTCTCGTTTTGCAATAGAAAGGACATTCAACTCATCCTCGGTTTGTCGACCTATTATATTGTGGTCGATAGTCAACTCTTGCTTAGCATCAAAAGTCAACTTACAGCCGGCTTCTTCGATATCCGTATTGGCTAGATTACCCATGTATGTGGGTCTATATTGTTCTGGAGCCTTAACAGACATTGGGCGGCAATACCCAAATAATGAAGCCAGGTCCGATACACCACTCGCTACCATCCCGGTTGCTGTGGCATATGGCCCTATAGTTGGTATGGAAGACATTCTACCCATCATCCTCGCTAGTGCTGAGGCTGGGCGGCTAATAATGCCCTTACCATATTCATCCTCCACTTGTGCCGAATTTGGATCCAATCCACTATTCGCTAAGAGGGGGGGTGCAGATGTGGGTGCTGCGAGAGTTACTTCGCTCATCCAAGCAAAGATAGTTATAGTTACAGCTACATCTGACGATTGGGCAGGACCTTCTACCGACGTTGATCCGAGGGCCGAGATGGATTGCATATCCACCTCTCCCATCGCATTTGGGTCGGGAGATCCCTGTGTTATATCCATGTAGTTAAACGGATAAACAAATGGACACTCAATGTCTCCACCGCTAGATTCGGTGGGATCGATAATGACATGAGGTCGTTGCGACATTTTTGTCAAGCGGACTCCACGAGCCGAATCGAAAACCAGAGTTGGTTTTATATTGTTCGGACGTAGACTGCTATCGTAGGGGTTATAGGCAGCTATTAATTTGCCATAATATGTCGGACCCCCATTAACAAGGAAACGTAAATGCAATTTTCCTCGTAACAGAGAATAGTTCTCTATCTTTTTGTTGACAGTTAAAGTTGATAAGAAATCAGACCAGGGCCTAAAATTCTCGGTTAAAAGTTCGCCAACCTTTAGCTCATACTGCCGAATTTGTACAGGGCGCGAAAGAAATGCACCTAGTTCAGTATGGCTAGTATCGACAGCACTAAGTTGTGTGCTATCTATAGATAAAGCATTCTCAGCAGTAGCTGCGATAACATCTGTATCGAACGCCAACACTTCCTCAGTGGTAGCGGGAACAGATGCAGTTACAGCAGAACTGCCTGTGTGGATTTCTCCCGAGTTAGCACTCAGATCCGTGAAGCATTCAGACGTGTCATCTTGCTTCTTCTTCCATTCTTTATTTACAATTGGAAGTAGATCTCCTAATTTAACTGGTGCCAAACCAGAATCTTTCCTGGACTCATTATATACATTCAGAAGCTCTAGTCCATGGAGCATTCCTGATGATGTGTGGGATCCCAGTTCCCTATAGATTCGTTTACATATTGACGAATGCATATTAGAGGACCAAGATCCATTTCTGGGCTCAAACCCAGTAAGCGCTCCGGAATTAGATTCCAGCTCAGATATACTCTCCAGCTGGTGGGCGCTCTCGCCTAGATCACGAACATTATTAATATCGTTAGTAGAATTTAGTTCTAATAATCTTAGACGTATCTCTATTTGGCGTATTTTATGTACAATGGATGTTACACCTTCATCACTAACCTCTATTATAGAGGAATCTTTATTTATACAAGTACCGGTTATTAGCATTTAACGTCTAATACAGGCTACAATATAACCATTTGCAGCTAGACGCGCTCTAGTAGTATGAATTTTCATCACCTACTAATGTATCCTCTGCCAGGGTACGTCGTGGATATGGAGCGGCTACATAATAAAACACTTACATTTAACGCTTATACATATACAGAGGTGTGGATATTCCGTAGATTATGGTCCATCCAAGACCAAGACAAGTTTATAGTTTTTCTGGAACTGAGGCAGTATCAATTCTTGTGATGCCATATTTTTCGAGCCACTCTTCCATACGCTTTTCATACGAATAGAAGACTGATTCGGGAACCCAAGAGTCCCAACCTTGTTCTTTCACGACTTCTAGCACTTGGGCATGTCGCTTTGCGAAAGTTTCGGGACCATGGAAAAACCATTCCCGTAAGGCAGTATCGAGACACTGTATTGCTACGTTCTCTTGAGGTTCAGTCTTAGACTTCATATTATGCGTCAAAGACTTAAAAATGGATTCATCATCAAGCATGGCAATCCACATTCCTGGTTTATCGGAACGCGGAGATTGCAAGGTTGGATCAAAGCGAGACCAACGCTTGAGATACTCTAATTGATTCATATCAATGAATGGTACTGATTCTGAATCTTTATCTGCCATTGTAAATTCTATACCCCGATCGGCATATACTTCCATCATTCTTGTGTGGTTGTATTCGGGATAGTCTTTGTGACAAGACATGGCATTATCGTCACCATAAGTGGTTAGATGTACCACATCTTGAAAGTCATCCTTAGCATCAGGATAGATAGTGTAGAAGACACACCTTTGGTAAAGAGAGTTGACAATAGAGTTGACATATACTGTCAGATTTTGTCCCGAGGGATTGGATCCGAACAATCTAATCAAGTCTCCATTAACTACCACCAATGGGTAGGCAACATCACTTGCCATAGTGCGCATCTTTTTAATATCCTCAGGCGAATAATCCATGTACTCTTCAGCAATATCACACATGATGTTCATGGCGATAAGAATCATTCGTGCGGACATATGTTGGTCGTAGGCTTTGAAATCACCAGCGACCATTCTATCTGTTCCGTGCGCAGATATATGTTTAATGAGGGCGTCCCATTGGGGGCCCTGAGAGTTTATTCCAACTGCACACTCAAACTCTAGTGGGTGTCTAGATATGAATGCCACAATTGGGAGAAAGAATTTACGCAGCTCAATTTGTGCTGGTAAAGGCGCAGCTTGATATACTCGCACTTTCTCTTTAATAAGCTTCACCACTTCGTCCTTGGTGCAAGCTTTAAACATCCAGTTAGCCAAAAGACCAGCGGTATGGTTCCTCTCATTTGCATCTGCTGCATCAAAGAACATATCCACTAATGTTTTTGGATTTGCATGTTCGGGGTATTCCTCCTTGGGTAGGTCCACCATATATTGGTCCTTATTCCCAGTAAGGGGAAAACCTGGTGCTGTGCTGGACTTCATAGCATCCACGAATTTAACTCCGTCTTGTCCGGAGACGATCTCGACTTTGTTAAGTGGACGGATAGTCGCGGCGTAAGTACGCACAGCGCTGTCCTTCATCAGCTTTTTCACAGCATAGAGATAGCTCTTAATAGCTTTCTCAAGGACTACTGTTGGGAATTCTTGCTTGGCATTACCGGCTCCTTCTAGATATTTTCTATAAGGTTCCCATTCCGGTAATATCCTCTTCCCATTTGCATCTCGACGGCAGGTTGGGGGTTTTCCATATATATCGTCGAGCCCAAAAATTCTCAAGACAGCGTCCTTCATAGGAGAAGGCACCACCGAAGAACTGGGGGCGACATATGAGCCAGCTATTGTACCGAAGTACGCCGCTTGGCAAGACCCTTTCTGATGGTCAAGATTAGTTACGAGGTTCTTGATATGACCTCCTTCGGGAACGATAACCTTACCAGATTCGTCTCTGTTAACTTCTGGTTTGTGGTCAATAATAGTGGTCGTTCCAAACTGATTTAGCTCCACAGGAGCCACACGTGCTACCGATGGGTGCGACTTCGCCGAATGTAAACGGGCGGAAGCCTCCTCCAACTCTGATTTGGTAATCATTTGAGCACCTTGGGTACCATTAGGCCTGTTGTCTCCAGCTAAGTGGAAACTATGAATAAATGCCTGGTTGGATTTAATGTATATGTTAGTCGCCATACACTTGCCATTAAAGGCTGCGATTGGGTGCTTATAGAACATAGCATGTTTAAAATAAGTCTTTGCACCCACTGTGGAGCACGATCCAAATTGGTGTGGTCGAATATTCTCTTCCACTATACTCCAATTTTCATGGATGTCTCCTGCTGGACCAACTACCTGAGTACCGTGATTTCTATAGATACCCGTTAGCAAAAGATTGGGAACCTTCTCGTGTTGATCTGAGAAGTATTCCTTAAGGGAATGCCTTGGTCCAATTGAAGCAATGGAAACCATAGCCACGTCCGATTCTCCTTCCTCCCCAACAGTCGTCCAATCCTCCTTAGAAAGAGGGTTGGTAATGTGATTAACATCATTGACAACTTTGGGTGATGTATTAAGAATTTGAAGACGCGTACCGTTAAGTTTCACAGCCTCGTGGCGGGGTATAAGGAGTTGAGCAGAATCAACAATCAAACCTTGAGAAAAGGTGGCCTTGTCCTCGTGTAGATACTTCACTACAACTTGGGCTTTAGCCACATATTTCTTGATTTGAGTAAATTGCTTTCCACATGGCGCATATTCCGAAAGGGATTTGTTTTCCCTTTGCAGCCACACGTTCGGCTCCTTATAGTCATTCACCATACCCATGTTATCCACGAATGGATGTTCCTTGCGAAACAATTTCCATAGTTTGATGATCGACATAAAACCCAATAATCCTGAGCAGCCTAAAATTACATATCTACTCCAGGATGTGCCCAACTCACGCGTATTTCTAACAAATTGACGCATAATCAGGCGGTCGTTCCGTATTGTGTTATAAGCCTCACAATATATATACTTGACGACTAGCATAACAAGGGCAATGTACAAGAAATTTATACATGCAACTAATCGTATATTAGCATTATATGCGAATGCTATATACCACAAAAGAATGTAGGCACATATGTACCCTATTATGGCTTCTCTGTAAGAGTCGCCATTTAGGATAGCATGGTGTAGCCACACAACTACCGGGTGGGTGGCAGCTGATTCTGGAACTACTGTTAAAAGCAAGAAGAATGGATTCTTTCTAATCCTCCTTACTTGGTCATAGCTGTAGGCAAAACGTTCCTCGGCCTCTGAAAGATGTCGTTCCCTATCCGCCCAGCTGGAGGAATTCTCCTCTACTTGGGGTTGGGTTAGTCTCTCTGCGTTGTCTTTAAGACATTGCTTGCAAAGAGCTTCGTAGCGACCATGGGGACACAGTGTTTCCGCGTACAATCCTTTATTGGATTTAACAACGGAATCCTGAGTTTTCAAATGATCCGCTATTTCAACTTCCATTAGCTCGAAAAGATCGTGTAAGCCAATGTGTTCGCACTTAATAGTCTCACCCGTTTGAGGAGACACGAACTGTTTTAGAACCTTGATGGGTTCACATTGCTCGGTTACTTTGTTTTTCTTCGTACCGCTAGTTACCGGTAGGAATTCATAGACTGAAAAGTCCCAAGCATCGGGGTGAAAATCCCCTTGATCAGCCAGCTTGGCCATTCTACCATGGTCCAATTTGGAAACCTCTATGCCATCTTTTAAATTTGGCACTTTGGCTACCCAATCTGGCTTTATTTTTGCCTCTATATGCAACTGAAATCTTCGTAGTGCTGACTCAGGAGCATTAGAGAACACCTCTGCCCATTTCTTGGGGACATTGGTGGTGGCGGCGTAGACCAGAGGTTCGAGATCAATACGACCTTTCTCGCCTAAATCGGCCTTAACCGCTTTCGCATTTGCATTATTAATAAACCGAATTAAATTATCGGTAGGTATAGATTTGCTTTTATCGAAAGCAGTGTTTGCCATATCGTCATCCCAGACAGCCAAAGTGTACGACTTATAATTTGTATCGTACTCGTCTGCTTCATTAAGCATGCAGATGTGCTTTGGTTGAGTCTGAAAGACACCATTTCCGTTTTGGAAGGCTATCCGCTTTAACGCATAGTCAATTAAATTGGCAGATATGGTGGTCTTACCCGCAGAGGATGGGCCGGAAATACAAAATGAAAATGGTGTATGACGTAATTGTCCGTCTCCAGCCATTTCAAAACCCTTCTGCTGAAAGCTTTTAAGCTTTATTAATTGATCCTTTAGGACCCTCTTCTCCACATCTTTGGACATCGAGATGAGCCTTTCCGTATCAATAATAAGCTTTTCGACTTCCGCCATATAAGCTCCGTGGTGGGGCCATCGTGACACCTTGGCCCCCATTAGGTGGTCGTCGGACAATGCACAAACTTCTGACAAGTCCAACCAATACGCATCTCCACCATAATTATCCAAAAACATTGGCATAATGGATCTGCGCTCAAAGCACACGAAAAGTCTTGAAACAAACAAGTGGCATATCGAAATAGCACACTCTATTAGATCGAAGACTGTCGATCCCGTGGCAGATTCTTTGGCGGCTGCTATTGAGAATATCTGCAAGCCAGCATAGGTGATCTGCAATTTCTTGCTTTGACCCACAAGCCCTGTTGCGACTAATATCGAAATCAACTTGACTACCTTATGTAATAATTGGGAGTTCCTGCACATAGCAGCCCCATCAAACATTTTCGCAAGCCAAGTATTTACGAATTTGCCACTGTTGGGCGTTAAAGCAGAATCGGTGGATAGCGAATCATCATCACTATCGAAACTGGTATCATCGAGGATCCTGCTTGGTACGATCCCCTCACTATAACTCTTGCTTATGCTAGAGAAATAATCGAAGACCGCTTGAACGTTACACTCACCAAAAATGCTGCGCATAACGGTTGTGGTGATAGCATCGTCACCGCCTGAAATCTTCTTTATTAAAGATATTACAGTCGTGAATGCCGACACCGGGTTGTCAACGCCAGAGAGGGTAACCATATGTAATATTACGTCCTCAATAACGTTAAAAATATTGCCGAGCTTCTTCGGTATTGAAGCCTTAAAACCGGCGAGGCTCCGTCGCACCTTCTCAAGGTCCTCGACGATGCCACTATTAGCCTGCAGGTTATATCTACCTGCCTTATATTCCCTATTGGCCTTATCCAATTGCTGAGCGATCTGAGTTCGCCTCCCCTTGGGAGCGCCAAACTTGCCAGCATCCTTTCCCTTCTGACGAAGCTTAGAAGCCTTAGACTTCTGAAATTTAACTCTTGCAAATGATTTATCATCACCACAACCGGAATTGGGTGTGACAAAAAGTCCGGAATTAAAATTTTGGCTGTTCGTAACTTCATTGCTATATTGATGCTGAGGGGGCTATTAACCCCAAACACAGCGCCAGATCTTTCCACTGACCTAATAAAGTCTTTATACTTTCCTCGAAGTGTTATAATAACTCAAGCCTTCGTTATGTCAAACAAGGACAGCACCTATACTGCAATACTTGCGTGGAAAACAAGTAAGATCAAATACAGGCTGATTCTAAGAATTCAACTAATTACAGATGGAGTCTATACCTATAAAAGGCCACTGCTCCAAACCGTTCTCGTTCACTCCAGGTTTCCAAATCTAGAGTACCTCCAATCCCCATTACAGGGCGCCATAGGAGGGAGTTCTTCCATCTTCTTAATAAGATGAATTACAAAGAATGGCTGTTGTGCAACCGAATTTGCACATGTCACAAACATATGTAATCTGAACCGTTGGACTCGCACACGACATAGAGTCGATTCTTATCCTACGATAATAATTCCGCGTTTTCGTAGCGGGTTAGCGACGTCTGTTTTTGGATTTCTTCCTCGATCAGATTCGATTTTGGACAGTTAACCTCTTGCCGAGGGGTCGCTGTTAATGACAGCTATTAACTCTAGCGGGCTACGCTTGAGTAGTAATATAATAAATATATGTTTGGTTGCCAATCTGTCTCAAAAGAGACAACAATAAACTTAACAAATTATGTACGTCCATTACATAATAAATTGATAAATAAATTATTAGCAAATAAATCGCTGGACAAATAAGAGCTAGCGTAAACGAATAAATACTAGCAATGCCGTTAGGCATACGTCTTTTATTTAATTTTAAATAGTAATACAGCAGGTCGACGTGAAGACCTGTAATAGAAAGTTACCTATATTTCACGATATCTTCCAATCATTTTTACGTATAGTTATAAAAGAATGAATAAAATATGACAAATAAATCTTTCTTAATGTAACTCCGAATAAGGTTCACTTAATGACTAGATAAATAAATCTTCCTTAATGGATTTTCTCCGAATAAGGTTCACTTAAT